ACCGCTATATCCACCGGCGCCACCTCCACCTGACGAATGATAGTTTGATGACGCAGTAGAATAATCGCCTTCACAAGTTCCGCCTGTTCCACCGCCGTCATGTCCAGATGGACTACCTCCTGTGGGTCGCACTGGATTGGTGGTCGACAATCCATACCCATGCTGACCTCCACTTGCCGAAACACCAGAAAAACTAGACGTTCCTCCATTGCCCGATGAGATACTACCAGAATTAGTCGACCTAGTTTGCGCATCACCCAATCCACTGCCGCCGCTGCCGACCGTTACAGTATAGGATGATCCTGGAGTAACTGTAATATTATTTTTGTAAGCAAGCCCTCCACCTGCACCACCGCAGCCAAAATAACCTGCACCACCGCCGCCTCCACCAATACAAACAACACAAACAGAAGTTACATTGCTAGGGGCAGTCCATGAATATGTGCCAGGAGTTGTATACTCTTGTTGTCCCACTGGATTAGAGGGAGCACTACTATTGCTAACATACAGTACACCTGTTGTTACTAATACCTCCGGAGGGTCTATGTAAGGAGGATAAACGTCATCATCTACTGATAATAATTTATTATATCTAGTTACAAAAAAATCAGTATCAGATACAGTTGAAGAGGTAAAATGATTAAATGAATCACCGGTGGGAGAGCCTTCAGACAATCCCGCACTAGCTACAACTCGTGTTTTTAACATATCTATATTAACTGGTGTTATATGTACAGTAGACGATATGTCTATATTAACAGGAGAAGAAGCAGGCAGATCCGCAGGCATAAACTCCAAAAAACCATTGGTGTTGTCTACCTCAAACGTCAGCGTACTAGCATATGTTACGGTATTTAAATCTGCCATTTTCTACTCTATAAAATGTTAATATTAAAGTTGTATACTGGCTGTAATATTAGTGTATCCTGCACCTGTTATTATAGTTCCTACTTGCAACTCACCACTAGTCAAAGTAGTTACTGTCTTAGTTGTTGTACCATCTGTAAATGTGTAATTTGCAGAATCTATCACCAATTTAACTGAAGTAGCTATTCTTGTTCCGGCGGTATTGTAAGCACTAACATCAACATATGTGCTTATGTTACTACCAGTATATTGATTGCTACTGTTTTCAGGACTTATAGTAACTGTAACAGGCAATGAAGGTGAAAGCATATTTAAATCTGCGTAATTAGTAGAATACCCACCTTGTGTACAATACCAAATTCTATCACTTGAATCTCTGCCAGCAGCTAGAACTTCTTCTGTTACTGTTGTAGTAACCGCCCATCCAGTTGCATTTGAAAAAGACAAAACTTGGAAAGAAGATTTATAAAAAAGACCCAACAAAGTTCTAGAGTCATTCAACCAAACAAAGTTTCTAGGAACATCGGATAATGTTATCTTGCTATGATATGTTAGAGTTTTTGGATTTGACGCATCCACAGAGTAAACAATTAGTGTTTTAAATCCAGCGCCTCTACCTGATCTTACTGCCATATCACAAGGAATATAACTAACATATCTAGTACCAGATGAAACCCATGTAACCGCAGTTACGTGTTCTATACCGTACTCATATGTCAGTGACTCTGATAAAAGACTTGCGTGTGTAGTTGACATACCTCCAGTGACACTAATATCTTGTTCTAGAGCTACCGTATCAGTTGTTGTATCCCAAGTACCAACAAATGGGTGAAAATCACCATACGAATCAAAATAAGGATAATAAAAAGCCTTTTTGTTAGAGTCTCTAGGGTCTGTAAAACTATGTGAACAGTTTTTCCTAAACCTTTGCGAGCCTCCTAAATTAGAGCCTCCTTGATGTGTTCCACTTGCAGTAGGAGTAGAGGAGTAACTCAACAAAGAAGTCCAGGTAGGAGTAGTTGAATTACCCATCGCTCCCTTACTAACGACCAAATTGGTGCCGCCGTAAGTACGGGTACCGAGCATTAGAACACCACCATCTACGGCTGATTTACCTAAACACTGAACAGTATAGTATGTTGTCATTCCAGATATTGAGTAGCTACTGGACATCTGCAGAGTTCCAGGATTAGGATAACTATAAGCAGTGCTCCAATAGTATTGAGGATAAAAGTTCCAATTACTGGAGCCATTCGCTGATCCCGCAGTAACTCCTTGATAACGGCCACCAGCTTGGTCAAGCCAAAATGTGCTAAAATTATAATATTGTTGAAGCTCAGAGCTTCTGGTAGTATCTCCAACATCTTCCCATTCGCCTGAACTAGGAACCGGACCGAAGAAATAGTTCTTACTATACGTATCAGTTGCTATATTTACCGCATATCCTGTTTGAGATCCGTCAGTAATTTCTCTCCATGGCGATTCAGAACCAATTGCATTTGACGCCGTAAGATCCATTGTAAACCAGGGACTTTCATCAGGAAAATTCCAGGACGCATTGTTAGTGCTAGAGGTGTTATACCATCGCTGAACATGAGTGGCTCCTTTGAGCCCCATTATGAGACCTCCTTTGGACCAAGAACTTTGATTCGATGGTTGATAAACCGTGTTTTCACCATGGTGGAGAATTGATTTACCGAAATAAGGTGTCAAAGAATTTTTGTCGTGCTTCGTACCATATAGATATATGTTATTTGAGGTTCCCCTAGGATCTTCTACAATGGCGCCCGCCCTAGTAGGCCAATGCTTAGGGAAATTCATTATTTTGGCCATGTTATGCTCCTATGTGTCCTTCTTGTTGTTTAAACCATTCAACCGCATTTTCTAGAGTGTCCCATTCTTCTTTCTCACCAGTTGAAGTTGGTTTAAACGGTTGGTTTAAATAAGTTACTGTTTCTAAAGTATCGTTACCCTCTAGATCGGGTCCATGATTAACAACAAAAGTTGCTTTTAAAGTACCGTCTTCTAAAGAAACATCGTATGTAAATGATTGAGTTCCATCTACCCAGTTTCCATCTGAGTCCTCAACCGCTCCAGGTCGTTGTATGATGACTTCCACTTAAATCTCCTTAAGATTGTTGCTTATATTTAAATTGTACGACAAGATCTTCTCCTTTGTTGGTAGTACCAACAGAAGTAACATCTACTGTTAGATAATCACCCGAACTCATAGTAAAGCTCCCGCCACTACCTGAGGTTGCGCTTGCTGAAATATTAAAAGTTTGAGCTGAAGATCCATTTTTATTAACTGTTATCCCAATAGCACCATCTGCTGCTGTTGAAACTTTTGCATTTGTTTCTGTAACTACGAGATTAAAGGGTGCATACCACCTCACAGTTCCTGTAGTTACTGCTAATTCACCTTGTTGATACAGATTAGTAGTATGTACTATATCATCTCTAACTTTTGTTAAGTTTGTTATTGTATCATTATTTAAACTAGCTGTTATTTCGTCTTGAATTTCTTCTTCTATTTTTTCTTGAAAAACATTTGTTTTTTCTAAATAATCTCCTAGATCTTGGGGTACAAATTTATTATTAGCAGAATCATATACCATAGTCATCTGTCCAGCAATTGCGGGTTTGTCCCTTAATTCAACTGGAGTTAAATGTCCCTCTTGATCGTGTTGCGCATATATAACATAATTACCAGAACTATTAGTTTCAACTGCAGGAGTTTTTATATTTATAGTGCCTCTCATTGCTGAATGAACACCGCACTGATAATACAAGGTATCTGGAGCATTTGAAGGTACAACAAATACCACATTACCACTATCGTTCCTAGAACCAGTAACCCCTGAAGTGTATTCATCTACATATGTATTTGAAACATAATTTGTTCCGTCATCTGTGGTCAGATAAAAGGGATGCCCTGAAACGCTAGAATCTAGTGTAAAAGTATAAGTATGTCCCCGATATAAAGGACCTATGCTAACATTATTTCCAGTTGCAGCACCTGAAAAAACATAAGCTCCTGTTGTTGCCGCAACATTGTATGTTACGTTTGAATCATTGAACGATGTTGGTACTGTTATTGGTGTAGGTACATTAATAACAAGTCTTTGTACTTCTGTAGCTGCTCCACCTCTAACACCTTCAAAAGTAATATTTTGAACATTTAAAGTTTCTGTTGACCAAGAAACAAGATTTTCTGTTCCCGCACTTTCCAACCATTTTAAATGAATTTTATGTGTCTGTGTTTGACTACCTGTAGTAGAGTGTGCTGAAAAATTATATAAAGTATACGATCCCGACTCATATAAAGGAACACTAGCCTGTACTGAATTTGAAATAGTTGATCTTGCGTAAGGTATAGCCCCTGATTTCCAAGACCACTCCCAGTTAGTTCCTGATCCAGCACCAGTAAAATCAACCGCCATAGTCATTGTTTCAGGCACAACATCCAAATCTACGTTATTTAGGTCCTCGATAGTTTGTGCGCCTGCTGCATCGCCGATTGCTGAATCATTTGATGTTAATGTAGAGGGTAAGGCAGTAGTGTTTACAAACATTAAACCGGTTGTGTTGTCTAATACAAAACTTCTAGTTCTTCGAGACATGAATGTATTTCCTTTTATCTAGTATTTATGTGCATAAATTGTATTAGAAACATTATTGAGCAACTTCTATGGTTTTAACCACTGCTGTCCATCTTATAGTTTTACTCGCAACACCAGTAACAAAAACATTGATTGCATCATTCGTATCATCAGCCCTAACATCTACTGACCAATTTGTATCGTCAGCAGAAACTGCAATTTCATAAACATTACCAACATCTGCAACAGTTCCTGAAAAATTATCAGCACATCCTTTAAGATGCCAAGAAGCGCTTTCCCCTGTAGTGTCTGTTCTTCTCGCCACAATAGAAACTTCATATAAAATAGTAGTGTTTGATGGTACTGGTATTCTAGAAGAACCTGCTATAAGGATTTCTGTCTCAGTAGCATCACTTGTTGTTCCATTTAATATATATTGGCTGGAGTAATAATCTCCAGAACCGTGTGTTAGTGTACCAGAACCGGACAAAGATACACCTGATAAATTACTACCATCTGCAAGTGCCAGTTCAAAACCACCCGCTGTAGATCCATCGTGTACAACCAAAGTGTCCTTTGTTGTATCAACAGTAACCTCGCCCACAGCACCCGTAAAAGACGAGTGCTCGGACGTAGTTCCTCTTCTAAGTTGTAATACTGTAGGCATTTATTAAGTCCTATTCAAAATCTGCCGGCTCTTCATTTTTCTGCAATTCTTCAAGTTTCACTTTCAACCCTTCAATTTCCTTATTAGCCACATTGAGTTTAGACTGAGCTAAAACTAGCTCCATAGTTCTATCATTCAAGTTACTGGCCAAACGATTAATATATTCATTAATTAACTCATTATTTTCCATAATTTACCTCATATTTTATATTTAGAATGTTCCGCAATCAATGTCAGCAAATCCCGGAACTCCACTTGCATCTGCAATTAGTAGTTGACCTTCAGTACCTGCCGCCGTCACGTTCAATGCACCCGAACCGTTACCATAAATAACACCGTTGCTCGTAAAGGTGCTTACACCTGTACCACCATCAGCGACTGCAAGATCAGTAATGCCTGTGATAGAACCACCTGTGATTGTGGTATTATTATCTTCTAAGTTAGCAACAAGAGTTCCTGTTGTGATAGAAAGATTACCTGTGCTTGCACCTGTAAATGATCCAGTACCTACAATAAATTTGTCTGCACTTTCGTCAAAACCGATAAAAGCATTATCACTATCACCCCTTTCAAGTACAAGACCTGTGTCATTAGCAGGAGAACCTGTAGTTCCATTACCCAATTCAATGAGTGTATCTGAAATAACAGAGTTAGTAGTTGAAAGTGTAGTGGTTGTGCCGTTTACTGTTAAGTTACCTGTTACAATAGCGTTGCCATCTACTTGTAGATCGTTAAACTGTACATCGTCTGATGTACCAATAGCTTGGCCAATTGAAACTGCTGTGCCTGAAACTGTAACACCGGTCCCTGCTGTTAGTGTAGTAATATTTGCAGTGCCATCAAAAGAAACACCGTTAATTGTACGTGCAGTTTCTAGTGCTGTTGCAGTGTCTGCATTACCTGTAACATCACCTGTCAAATTGCCTGTCACATTACCTGTAAGAGGTGCTGTAACACCTGCAAAGGTAACACTATCACCTGTGCCTACTGCTTGTCCAATAGAAAGTGTAACAGTATTATTAGTTACCGCAGAAGTAACACCTGTGCCGCCCGCAAATGTCAGTGTTTCACCGTTGTTAAAAGTATCTGTAGCAGGAGTGTTAGCGTTATCAGAAATTGTGAAGGACGAACTAATAGAAGCAGTACCTGCTGATGTTAATCGACCTTGTGCATCAACTGTGAAAGTTGGAATAGCAGTTGCACTACCATATGATCCAGCAGTTACCGCTGTATCATCTAGATCAATAGCTAGGCCATTGCCTGATGCTGTTGTTGTAATACCGGTATCACCAGTAATAGCAAATGTTTCAGCTTGTTCAATGACACCTGTACCTGTATCACCACTAAAATCTAGATCAAACGCTGCAGATGTCTGTGAATCAACATATGCTTTAACAGATTGTTGAGTTGGAATAAGCGTTGCACTATCAGACACCATATTGTCTTCGTCTACAAGACCTGTTGCAGTAATTGTGCCGTCTGATAAAGATCCAAATTGTACTGTTCCAGAAGCAGTTACAGTAGTAGCTGTAATATTACCAGTGACATTACCTGTAATATTACCAGTGACATTACCTGTTACATCACCTGTAACATCACCTGTCAAATTACCTGTTACATCACCTGTAACATCACCTGTAACATCACCAGTAAGGTCAGCGGTAATAGTACCTGCGCTGAAATTACCAGAAGAATCTCTTTTTACAAGAGTGCTTGCAGTATTAGAATCGGTAGCAGCATTAATAATGTCGGTAAAGTATTTACCACCTACCTCATGTATGACTGCTGAAGCACCTGAGTCTACACTTTCTATATACAGTTTAGCGCTTGCACCGTCATTACTAGCATCTTGAGTATAGGCTAGTTCTGCCTCAGACAACTGTGTAGTTGTAGGTGCAGTTGATCCCGAAGATCTTTTTATTTGTATTACTGTTGCCATTTATTTTTTCCTCTTTAAAATGTTCCGCCATCTAAATTTGTAATATTACCGGAGAGTTCGCCTGCAGGTGAGGCTTCCCAATTTCCGGTCGCTGAATCATAAATTAGAGTATAACCATCTTGAACACCTGTTGTGTCCACACCGGTCAATCCTCCCAATTCGGTTGCGGTCTGAACCGCAGATTGTCTAGTTATAATTGTTGAAACACGGGTTGATGGTGTTGTAGATGAAACCGTTGTGTTTGTGCTTCTATTGCTCGGTACTGATACCTTAACTGCCATTAGCGTGTTACCTCAGGAGTTACTGTTACTATCCCCTCTAAAACTCTAAGAGTCTCAGAACTTGATGCAATTTCAATATCATAAACATACCGACCAGCCTTCAAATTAGAAGTTTGTGCTGCGGTTAATGATATGGTAATTTCTCCTGTATTATCAACCTGTGCCGTTGTAAAATCTGTAGCTGTAGAAGAATAATAACTTTTTCTCATCTGTGAGGTAGTTGTATAAGTAGACAGATCCTTAGCACTACCATCAGCATTACTAAGAGTTAATGAGAAAGAAAAAGTTTGACCTTGATCTATTATTAGGTTCTCTACTGTAGCCATATAAATATCTTATAAGTATTATTGTTCTTTTTATTTATAACATTTTGAAACTGCGATGAAAACTATTTTGATGTTAAAATATGGTGATAAATACAGTTCTGATGATGTGAACCGTATTTACATAGACACTTTCGGTAAATATAACTATGTTTGTGTGACCGACAATCCTGAGGGATTATTTTCAAATATTTATACAATACCCATTGAAGGTGATCCTGATGGTCATTGGGAAAAAGTAAAACTTTTTCAATACTATTTCGGCAAAACTCTTTACTTAGATTTAGATGTTGCAATACAAAATGATATAGAGCATTTATTTTCTTATCTTGACAAAACACCTGTGATCTGTTATACTTATTGGAAAGACAGAGGTGAAAAACATGGTATGTCTATACATGATTTTCCGTATCACAAAGATGAAAGATGGGCGTACAATTATCTAAGTAACTTTAACTCAAGCGTAATGATGTGGGAAGATGCAAGACATATATATGATTATTGGAAAAAAGATCAAGACTACTATATGGTAAAGTATGCAGGTGACGATAGATTTTTATACCATGAAAATTTTACATTTGAACATTGGCCAAGAGGTGAAATATACTCATTTAAATTTGACGGAGCAAAGTATCAACCTGATGCTACTATAGCACTGCTGAACGGACAATCAGACTTCCCAAATTTAGTTGAAGAATATTATGATGAACTTCGTATGTATAAAATGGGGCGAAAAGTACACGCCTGACTATGTGAATAATTTGTATCGTATGGTAGAAAGAAACTATACGAAACCTTTTACTTTCACTTGCTACACAGATGACACTGAGGGGTTAGAGTGTGATACGCATCCTATACCTGATGATGGTGTCCTGCACCCTAAACATTGGTTTGGTAAAGAAAGTTATTGTTGGGATAGAGCAAAGTTTCTTGTTTTTAATTCACAAGAATGGTTGGGATATGAAGGCAAATGGTGTTACTTTGACCTCGATGTTATTATACAAAATAATATAGATGAAATAGACATACTCGCAAATAAACCTAGACTAGTACATTGTCGTTGGCAAGATCCCAAATTAAATCATAACAGACTGTTTATAGAAATAAGAGGCACCTTCTATAATTCTAGTATGATGTTATGGAACGGTGAACAATTAAAACATATATACCATGATGTGTTAATTAACGACAAAATGGTTTTTACAACCTTTTTTAAAGGTTCAGACAACTATCACTATTGGAGACAACGAAACATTTGGAAAAATATACCTTACGATTGGGTGTATTCTTATAATAGAGGAATGACTTTCCCTGATGATTTAGATGAAAAGTTATATAGACCTAATGCAAAAGTTTGTATATTCAATAAGGATTTGACACCTGACCCTAAAGCAAAGAAACAAATTAAACTTGAAGATTTACAAGACGAGGTATTGCTTTCATTATGGGAAAGATAAGAGTAAATTACGTCTGTTGTAAATGGGGCACTAAGTATGGACCACACTTTGTTAATAAACTTTATAACATGGCCAAACGAAATACCGATAGCAATAAATTTGATTTTCACTTTTATT